GAAGTTTATTCTTCGAAATCTTATTAAATGATAAGGTTACTACGTTTTTATTCTGATGATCAGATTCTCCGATAAGATCTAATTGAACTAAATCTTTTTCTCTAATTTCTTCATTTGCCATATCTACTATTCTAGATAGAGCTAATTCATATTGTTTAAGTAATTCAGTATGCGGATTAGACAACGCCATACAATGATACGCATTAATAGTAATTACTTCATCTTTATGTTCAACATATGTCATCCAAGGTTTAAGAACATATAAAGTTGTAGTGTATTGTTCTGTATCATTACTTTGAGCTCTAAACTTATCAATTAATAAACAGTATCTTACAACTAAATCATCTTCAAGTTCTTCTAAAATTTCACAAATAATTTCGTCGCCGTTTACCATTTTGATTTGTTTAACGTTATCTACAATCATTACTCTAAACCTTTATTTTATATATTTTGAAATTAAATTGCTCTCTTTTATATATTTTGATTCTTTCTTCGGAATGTAACAGCGTATAATTTTTCTTCGATTTATGTTGTATATCGTCTGATATATCATATAGTTTAGTAGTTACTCCATTGTCGCTTTTTCTGAGTCCTCGTCCAATGCTTTGGAGGACTTTGATTTGTGATTTTGATGGGCTCGCAAAAATGATATTATGAAGATTACGTATGTTAATCCCTGTACTAAAAGTCCCGAGACTAGCCACGATAATCGCATCTTTTTGTTTCTCCGTTATTTTTCTTATAGCTTCTCTATCAGTAGCTTCAGTTGCACCACTAACAAAGAACACCTTTCTATTTATATCAGCTTTAGATTGTATTAATTCATATAAAATTTTACCATGTTTTTCCACAAATTGAAATAATACTAATGAATTACCTTTTTGATCAAGAGCAAGATTTCTTATAAAATGATTTCGTTTTTCATTTCCAATTATAAAGTTTATTTCTTGTTGGTAAGTACTTCCACTAATTAATTGTCTTACATCATCAGCATGTTCTAATCTTAAAATAAAAATATCAAGAGCAGCTAATGTCTCTTTATCCTGTAATGCTTTAGTTGTAGTAACTTTCATTACCTTTCCAAACAATCCTTCAAGTACTAATTTATGTGTTTGTGTACCATCAAGTGTTCCAGTTGTACCAAATCTATAAACTGTTGTTTTAGCTTTGTTCATAATATTAGATAACGATTTTGATTTGAATCCATGAACCTCATCACCAAATATAACGCCAAATTGACTAAACCATGTCATAGGTAATTTATATATTGATTGCCATGTACTAATAAAAACGTTTTCAGATATATTCATTTTAGCTTGACCAGAAAAAATTGCATGACAATCATCTTTAGAAAAGCTATCATCATGAGATGAATAATCATCAAAGTCTGATAACATTTGTTGAACAAGCGAAGTTGTTGGTACGATTACTAAAACCTTTTCATCGTGATTGGCCATGTACCATCTCATCAAAACATAAATTATTAATGATTTTCCAGATCCAGTTGGTGATAGTAAAATTGCTCGTTTTTTTCTAATGCTTTCACAAATAGCATTAAACTGATAATCTCTTACTTCAATTTGATTACCTTTACTATGAATATTAAGAGATTTAATAAAATCCATTATATCTTTAACATCAATTTTATTAAATGATTCTGGAGGACCAAATGGACCGTCTTCATATTCAACAGCATAATCACGTTTTTCAGCAAACTCTTTTACATATGGCAATAAACCAACTGGCAATTCATAATTTGCGGGATTAAATAATCTTACCTTACCATCCCAGACTTTATTACGATATAAAGGCATGTACTTATAACCTGGAACAAAAAACGAAAAGTACTCACTTAATTCCATTGCAATACCATTATCACAACCAATAAGTAACATAGCTTCATTTTTCTTTTGTAGTAAAATTCTATCCACCGGCTTGAAACATCTTCCATTTTATAATATTGCTAATTGTTTGGTGCTTCCAACGTAATGTATCTACTATTTCTGTAAGTGTTTCCACTGTTGTTTTAAAATAAATTACTTTTTCTTCACTCTGTTGTATATCTATATCTGAATCATAATAGCGATTCATATCACCTTTCATGATTTTCATTCCACGAAATGGATCAAATTCCCATCCTTTTTCGATAAGTTCATCTTCAGTCATCTTTCCATTATAATAAAGCCATTTTTCTTTAAGCAATATTTTTTGGTTAAGTTCTGTCTTTTTTAGCTTGAGTTTTGTAATAGATAACATTTCAAGATATTTTGCGTGCAACTTAGCTATTTCAATTGAACTTTTATCTAAATTGTTTTCATCTATTTCGCAGTCGGTCTGCCATTCTTCAAGTATATTTTCAAGTGTTAACAAATCATTTCTCCATAATATAAAAATATATATACATCAAGTTATAGTAAAATACTCATTTCTAAATGAGGCTTGAAATGTAACCTGTGATGGTTCACCTACTGTTGCAGCAAAATTTAATGAGCTTAGTGACGTTGGAACACAATCAATATATTTTATTGTTTTAACAACTTTGTTCGAATTTGTTAATAGTAAAACAGTGATGTCTGCTTCATGTGTGTCTGTTGGAGATGGTATGTCACGATATAAAGGATTATCACCAAGAATTCCTCTTCTATCTTCTGTTTGAGATTTTGCCCAATTATACATCTCGATGTAAGAATTCATATTTTCATCTACTATTACTTCAAAACCTAATTCATCAATGGTTAAAGTGTCACCAGGCAAACCAACTGTAGAAATTCTTTTATACGCCATTGGAGCAGAAGTAACCGTAACACCAGGATGCTGAAATGATTGAGCAAAAAATTCTAAATTGCCGAATTTTTTTCTATCAATTATTACTTTAAACTGCGTACTTTGTAGAAAATTAATGTTAGTTGTTAATTCTGCCATATTAAACTCCTTTAACTACTACTATTTATATTTTTCTACATATAAATACACATATAATATAAAATTTAAGTAATGGTATAATTTTAATGGCTAGACGCATAACTGTAAACTTAAGTGACACTATCAACACTTGGAGAATAAAGACAAATGCTCTCAGTCTTTTGATAGGTGATTTAGATGATTTATCTTCTGAATTTACTGGTCATGATTCTGATTTTGTAGAAGCTATGAATTTTGCATTTGATAAAAAAGGCCTCTACTCAGCAGGTCTTGGAATAACCAAATCAACTAGTGGAGATTCTTCAGGTGTATTTAATGTTTTAGCTGGAACTGGATTAACACAGGATTCAAATGGTTTAAGTATAGGCCCTGCTCCGGGAAATACAATTAAAGTTAGAGATGCAAATTCTGCCGGAGCTTTGTCTGATAAAGAAATAATTAATGAACAAATTTTAATTGGTAATGGCAATGGTTTTACATCTGCTGCTTTATCTCAAGATGTTCTTATGACAAATGCTGGTGTTGTTACAATTCAACCTGATGTTGTTACGTATTCTAAAATGCAAAATGTTGTAGGCGCAAACAAAGTTCTTGGAAGTTCAACCGCAAATGGAATTATAACAGAGACTCAAGTGCAAACTGGAATGATTGCAGATGACGCTGTTACTACTGTTAAAATTCTAGATGATAATGTTACATATGCTAAAATTCAAGATGCAGCCGCCAATTCAATTCTAGTTAGAGACGGAGCTGCAGCTGGAGATATATCAGCAAAAACTTTAACAGATACTCAAATCTTAATTAATAATGGAGCAGGATTTACTGCTGCAGCATTATCTGGTGATATTACAATGAATAATGCTGGAGTAGTAACAGTTGATCCGTCAGTAATCGGGAGTGTAGGCATTACTATCGGTGGAAACGCCCCAACTTCACCTGCAAATGGAACAGCCTGGTTTGACGATGTAACAGCCGGCGAAATGTTTGTATATAGCGATAGCGCATCAAATTGGATACAGGTCACAGGGTCTATCACTTCTTTTTCAGCTATAAGTGGAACACCACCGGCGGCACCTTTAGATGGTACTTTTTGGTTTGATGATGTAACAGACGGAGAACTGTTCATTTATAGTGATAGTGCATCAAATTGGATACAGGTTACTGGATCAATCACTTCTTTTTCAACAATAGGCGCATCGCCTCCAGCTGCACCTTTAAATGGTACTTTTTGGTTTGATGACAGCGCAACTGGAGAACTGTTTATTTATAGTAATGATGCATCAAATTGGATACAGGTTACTGGCGTAGTCGCTAATGTAGCATTCTCCGATTTAACAAGTACTCCAACTACTTTAGCTGGCTACGGAATTACAGATGCACCGTCGGTATTAACTGACCTAAGTATTACTGATGGAACAAGCGGACAAGTACTAACAACAGACGGTAGTGCTGGATTTACATTTACATCTGCATCAAGTAGTACAACCTTTAATGCCATTGGAACTTATTGTTTGGGGTTCTATACTGGTCTTGGCATTCACAATGGAGGTGCTACTTTCTCAGGAAGTTCAATTGCTACTGCTAATACTTATGCCGGTACTAGTGGCTGGAGTGGATCTAGTACTTCTACTTTATCAGGAACTTGGCGCCTTATGGGAAACATAGGCTATTATAATCAAGGTACCACTGCAAGTAACGCAAACGTATCCGGCAGTTTATTTGTGAGGATTTCATAATGACTATTGGAGTAGTTCTGAAGCAAATAGCGGTTCAAAGGGGTATACTGGTGGTACAGAAACCCGGCCAAGAAACATTGCATTTCTAGCTTGTATTAAATATTAAGGAGACATTGGTATGAACGTATATCAGACAGATTTAAATGGTGTTTATGTAGGCACTACAACAGCAGATCAAGACCCTTTAGATGACACTAACTGGCTTATTCCAGCGGGTTGCGTACAGACTGCACCACCAACAATAACTGACAGCCAACTTGCTAAGTGGGATGGTTCAGGATGGGTTGTAGAGAATATACCCATTGTAGAACCTGATCCAGAACCTGAGTCTATTGCACCAGAAGTTTTAGCCCGTGGAAAGCGTGACGGACTATTGATAACTTCAGATTGGACACAGGTTGATGACTCTCCTGTAGATAAGTCTGCTTGGGCAACATACAGACAACTTTTACGGGACGTACCAACTCAAGCAGGATTTCCAAACACAATAACATGGCCCACTTCACCCGAATAGAGTATGCATAATTAGGAGAAAAAGGAATGCCATATCCATTAAACCCGACAACAGGTGATGAATATATTTTAGGATCAAAAACTTGGAAATACAATGGTTCGCGCTGGGTAAAATTAGGACTTTCACAAACTGTATCTGCAGATGTAGCATTCTCAGATTTAACAAGTACTCCAACTACATTATCAGGCTATGGAATTACTGATGCTGCAAGTTCATCAAGTGCATCAGTTCCTGCCGGTACATTAATTTATCATGCAGCTAATACAGCCCCTACAGGCTTTATTAAGGCTAATGGTGCTGCTATATCAAGAACAACTTATGCTGATTTGTTTGCAGCAATAGGCACTACGTATGGCGCTGGTGATGGATCTTCTACTTTTAATGTCCCCGACCTTCGTGGTGAGTTTATGCGTGGATGGGATGACGCGCGCGGAATTGATACCAGTCGTTCTTTTGGTTCTGCACAGGCTGATGAATTTAAGCTACACGGTCACCCTTCAAGGCGGGGCACTGAATTTAATGTTACCAACGATACTGGCGGCGGCGGTATACTCATGGACAGTAATGGAGGTCAAGCAAACAGGTCAGCGTTTACAGGAACACCATCAAATACTGATGGGCAACATATTGGCGGCTCTGGAGGTTCAGAAACACGTCCAAGAAACATTGCATTTCTAGCTTGTATTAAATATTAAGGAGAAACAATAATGTCTGTTACAATTACACAAGTGCGTAATGCACAATCACTTAACGTAGAGAATACTGCATATGATGTAGAAATTAATCATCCCGATTACGGTTGGATACCTTACACTTTGGACCCTAGCGACACTGATATGACTATCGATAACAATGCTGTAATGTCTTTGATAAGCACAAACTTTACATCTTATGTAGCACCTACTCAGGCAGAGTTAGATGCAGAACTTGAAGCAAATCTAAGAAGTCAACGTGACCAGAAGTTAGTAGAAGAATTGGACCCTATAGTAACTAACCCTTTACGTTGGGCAGAACTTACATCTGATAAGCAAACAGAGTGGACACAATATAGAACTGACTTATTAAATGTACCACAACAGTCAGGGTTTCCTACAAATGTAACTTGGCCAGATAAACCTGTATAAATATATAATCAGGAGAAACAGAAATGGCATATCCAACAAATCCAACGACCGGTGACACCTATGTTTTAGGATCAAAAACTTGGACCTACAATGGCACGAACTGGGTAAATCAAGCAACGTTTGCATCAGGTAGTAGTGCTAGTGTAGCATTCTCCGATTTAACAAGTACTCCAACTACATTAGCTGGCTACGGAATTACAGATGGTGGCAGTGGTAGCGGTGG